GGCGCGACGCTTATCAGGCGTCGGACGCTGGGGAAGTTCCTCGATGCACGAAACTTCCCGGAGGGCAATCCGGATGCCGATCAAGGTGAGGAGTTTGCGCCGGAAATCTGGTTCATCGAGCGAAAAGTCAATGAGACCCACGAGGTAGTCGAGTTCGAGCTGTCGAGCGCGCTGGACTTCAACGGGGTCCAACTGCCGCGGCGCCAGATCATCGCGAACATCTGCCCGTCGCGTTACCGCGGCCCAGAGTGCGGCTACATCGGCCCGGCCGTCGCAGACGCCCAGGACAAGCCCACCAGCGATCCGGCGAAGGATCGGTGCGGAAAGCGACTGTCGTCTTGTCGTCTCCGTTTTCCTAACTCATCACTGAGTTACGGAGGCTTCCCCGCGGCTGCACTGATGCGCTCATGAACCTGACCACGCTGCAAGCCATTCACGATCACGTCGTCGCTGACTTCCCTCGGGAGGCCTGCGGCGTCGTCTGTGTAGTAAAGGGGCGCGAGCGTTACGTTCGATGTCGCAACAACGCGAGGAGCCCCACCGAACAGTTCATCCTGGATCCGCAGGACTATGCGGACGCGGAAGAGCTGGGCGAGATCGTGTCCATCGTCCACAGCCACCCCAATGCCTCGCCACGTCCGTCCGCTGCGGACAAAGTAGGTTGCGAGGCCAGTGGGTTGCCCTGGCACATCGTTAGCGTCTCGATTCCGACCGGGGCTGATGCGCCGCAGGCAGGCGAGATGCGCACGATCGAGCCGTGCGGCTATCAAGCGCCACTTATTGGTCGTCCGTTCCATCACGGCGTTCTCGATTGCTACACGCTGGTCCAGGACTTCTATGAGCGCGAGCTTGGCATTCGCCTGAGCAATTACACCCGGGAAGATGATTGGTGGCTCAACGGTCAGGATCTCTACAGCCTCGACCGCCTACGCGCAGAAGGGTTCGAGCCCATCACCGATGAGCCGAAATACGGCGACATGATCGTGATGCAGGTGCGCGCGCCAGTTTCTAACCACGCGGGTGTCTACCTGGGTGACGACACCATGATCCATCACATGCACGGGCGACTAGCCAGTCGGGACATGTATGCCGGCTATTGGCGTGAGATGACCCGCATGATCGTTCGACACAAGGAAATGCAATGACTGAGAAGGTCCGCAATGTTCGCCTTTACGGCCAGCTTGGCTCCCGGTTCGGCCGCCTGCATCGTCTTGCGGTGAAGAACCCAGCAGAGGCTATTCGGGCTCTGTCGGCGATGCTGCCCGGCTTTGAGCAATACCTCATGACCGCGAAGGACCGCGGCCTCACCTTTAGCCTGTTCGTGGGCAAGTCGAACATCTCGAAGGAGGAGATGGAGTATCCGGTCGGATCTGAGGACATCCGGATCGCGCCAGTGATCATCGGCGCCAAGCGGGCGGGCGTCCTCCAGACGATCGTGGGCGTCGTTCTGATTGCAATCGGCTACTTCTTCCCGCCCGTGGCCGCCTACACCGTGCCGGCGGGCATCGGCATGATCGCAGGCGGTGTGATTCAGATGCTTTCGCCGGTTCCGAAGGGCCTGAGCTCGCGTGATAGCCCCGATAACGCTAGCAGCTACTCGTTCAATGGTCCGGTGAACACCCAGGCTCAGGGTAATCCTGTGCCGGTTCTATACGGACGACTCATCGTCGGCTCGGCGGTTATTTCTGCTGGCATCCGCAACAACGAAGACGCCTACGCTCCGTGGAATCCCTGCACTCGCTATGAGCCGAAGGACGGCATGTCCTGGCGCGAGCGGGCAGTTAGCGGAGTCGTCTACTCGGTGTGCAAAGCGAACGCACAACAGGGGCAGGAAAGCCTTCCGCCGCCGGATCCGGTCACGGGTGAATACGCGACTGGAGGAAGCGGTGGCGGCGGTTCGACGAAATTCCATTCCGAGATCCCACAGATGGCTCAGTGAGCTGACTGAGGCCCTTTTTTTGCCTACACTAAGTAAGTCAGCGCTGAGTTAGATAAGAATGGTAACGAGCCTCCACGTGGTTGATCCGACTGTCATTACCGGCGCCAAGGGCGGCGGTAGTTCGCGCACACCCGTGGAGGCGCCTGACAGCCTGCGTAGCACTGCACTCGCGCGCATCCTGGATCTCGTGTCGGAGGGGCCGATCGGCGGTCTCGTTCATGGCCTGCAGTCCGTCTACCTCGACGAGACCCCGCTGGCGAACGCTGACGGCACGCTCAACTTCAAGAACGTCTCGGTCGAATACCGCTCGGGCACGCAGGACCAGGAATACATCCCGGGCTTCCCGGACGTGGAGAACGAGACGCGTGTCGCTATGGAGCTCCGTCAGGAGACTCCGTGGACCCGCGGCTTCAGCAATACGCAGCTCTCTGCGCTCCGTATCCGCCTGTCGGTGCCGGCGCTCAGCAAGGTCAATACCTCGAATGGCGACACCAACGGTCACACGGTCGCCTACCTGATTGAGGTCTCCACAGACGGCGGACCTTTCGAGCTCGCGCTGTCGAGTGCCTTCTCCGGTAAGACAACCAGCAAATACGAACGCAGCCATCGAATCGACCTACCTCCCGCAGAGGAGGGCTGGACGGTGCGTGTGCGCCGGACGACGGCGAACATGAACACCGGCAGCGTCCAGGATCTGACCTTCGTTGAGGCGTTCACTGAGATCGTGGACGCAAAGCTGCGGTATCCGAACAGCGCGCTGGTTGGGATCGTGGTGGACGCCGAGCAGTTCCCGAACATTCCGGTCCGTTCTTATGACTTGCTGGGCCGCATCGTGCGCGTCCCGAGCAACTATGACGCGGCGACTCGCACCTACACGGGCACGTGGGACGGCACGTTCAAGCCGTCCTGGACGGACAACCCGGCGTGGATCTTCTACGACCTGGTGACCAACGCTCGCTTCGGCCTGGGCCACCTGGTCTCGGCTGACCTCGTAGACAAGTGGGGCCTCTACAAGATCGCCCGCTATTGCGACGGCATGGTGCCGGATGGCAATGGCGGAGTGGAGCCGCGATTCACCTGCAACGTCTACCTGCAGACGAGGGCGGACGCCTACAAGGTGCTGGGCGATCTCGCATCGGCGTTCCGCGGCATGACCTATTGGGCGAGCGGCGCGATCACGTCCGTAGCCGACATGCCGGGCGACCCCGCCTACATCTACACCGCTGCCAACGTCATCGACGGCAAGTTCACCTATCAGGGCAGCTCGCGCAAGGCGCGTCACACGGTCGCCCTGGTCAGCTGGAATGACATGAGCGACTTCGGTCGCGCCAAGGTCGAATACGTCGAGGACCAGGAAGGCATCGATCGCTACGGTGTCCAGCAGATCGAGGTGACAGCGGTCGGCTGCACGTCGCGCTCCCAGGCTCGCCGCCTGGGCCGGTGGATCCTCTTCAGTGAGCGTTACGAGACTGACACCGTCAACTTTGAGGTCGGCCTTGACGGTGCGGTGGCTGCGCCAGGCCAGCTAATCCTGGTCGGCGATGAGCTGCGCGCTGGTCGTCGAATTGGCGGGCGTATCGCTTCGGCCTCCAACACCAAGATCACTGTTGACAAGGCGGTCCAGATCGCGGCTGGCGATCGAGTCACTGTTGTCATGCCGGACGCCACGACCCAGACCCGCACGGTCTCGCTCGTCGAGAGCGAGGGGAAGGAGCTGACGGTCAACCCGGCGTTCACGGGCGTTCCGCAGCCCGAGTCCATGTTTGTGATCCAGAGCGATGAGCTCCACGCTCAGACGTTCCGGGTGATCAGCGTGGGCGAAGGCACCGGATTCACCTACCAGATCACCGCGCTCCAACACGCTACCGGCAAATATGCGGAGATTGAAGAGGGCATTCCTTACGAAGAGCCCAACATCATCGACCTGCCGCCAAAGGCAATCTCTTCGCCGACGAATTTGATCGTGCAGCGGCGGGAGATTGCCGGTGCCGTCGTCGCGGGCACGGCTGTCCATATCAGCTGGGACGTGGTGGACAAGGCTGTCAGCTACGAAGTCGAGTATCGCCAGGGCGAGGGAAGCTGGCAGCTTGCTGGGCGCACTGGCGAGAACTCCTACGACATCTACGGCCTGGTCGCCGGCACGTTCGAATGCCGGGTGGCTGCAATCACGGCGACTGGCGTGTATTCGACCCCGACGCGATCGGAGGTCTACTACATTCCTGACACTGAGGCGAAGCCCGGCGTCATCATCGACCTGGAAAATACGACCGCCGAACAGGAGCGAAAGATCACCCAGGAGATCGTGGACCGCATCAACGCGGACCATGCTGAGACCCAGGCGCGCAATGAGGCGCTGGCTCAGGAAGCGGCTGACCGTGTCGCGGCTCTCCAAGCTGAGTCCCAGGCTCGAACTGAAGCCATTGAAGCGGAGGCGCTCGCTCGCGCTCAGGCGTTGCTCGACCAGAAGCTCGCGGTCGAGGCTGCAATCGCCGCCGAGCAGACCATTCGCCAGACGA